TATGAATGATAATTACAAGTTTCCTATTGATAATAAGAACACTCCGTATGCAGCAGAAATTAAATTTACTGCTAGAGAGATAGAATCGTTTGATGTAAACTTTTTATTTGATATAGCTGATATATCCTTAAAGACGGCTAACGAACAATCTCAAGAAATTTATGAAAAAGAAGCCTTCGGAGATGAAAACGGTTTTCATTTCGGTAGTACTAAGAAGAAAAAAGAATTTAAACAAAGAGTAACTACTGCTAATAATGGACCTCCAGGAACAGCTGCGTCAGGTATTCAAAATGCTACTGGTCAAAGTTTTAAAGGAGGACCTAAAGGAAGCGCTACTCTATACTTACCACAAGCAGTACAAATTACAGACGGAGCTGCTTATTCAAATGTTGACTTAGGAATATTAGGAGCAGGGGCTCAATCAGCAATGCAAGAAGGAGCAAGTCTTTTACCTTCTATAGTTACTGGTATAGGTGATACTGCAGCTTCAATCATTGATGCTATCGGGAATAGAAGTTCAGGTAGTAAAGACCTAGCTAGGTTAGCTGTTAATAGAGCTGCTAAATTTATACCTAGTGATGCAGCAAGAGGAGCTGTTAGTTCTGCTACAAGAGTAGCTATTAATCCAAACACAAGAGCGTTATTTAAAAGTGTGCCTCTAAGAGAATTTACGTTCACATTTAAATTAATACCTACATCTAAAAAGGAAACTCAAGCGATAAAAGATATTATTAAATTTTTTAGATCTAATCTTTACCCTGAAGTTATCGAAATGGCAGGTATAAACGCTGGTTACAAGTTCCCTAACGTATTTCAAATAGAGTTAAAGTATGATAATAAAAAGGAACGTCTAGCTACTAGAATACTTCCTTCTTATATTAGAAGTTTCTCAGCTACTTACAATGCTTCAGGTATGGGATTCTTAGAAGGTGGAGATTTTACTGAAGTAGATATTACTATGTCCTTTATTGAATCAGGTACACTGCATAAAGACTTAGTACAGAATAAGGAATATTAATATGTACTTTCAAAGATTTCCATTCGTAGAATATAACTTCGGTGATAATGAAGCTAATACTGTGTTTCCTAATATAACTTCTTACATTGATATGATTGATCAATTAAAAAGTGAAGTTGCCTTTTATGAGAAATATACTATACTGGATGGAGATAGGCCTGATGTGGTATCTCAGAAACTCTATGGTACTCCTGACTATCATTGGACATTCTTTTTTATGAATGATGGTTTAAGAGAATCAGGCTGGCCTCTACCAGAAAGAGAAATGAGAGAGTTAGTTAAAAAAAGATATCCTCATAGAACTGTTACAACAGAAGATGCTATAGCAGCTAATTTTTTACCAGGTGATTTTGTTTTAGGTAAAACATCAGGTACAACAGGTAGAGTAATAGAGCGTAATTTAGATCTCGGTCAGATAGTTATTGCTTCTGATGAAAACGAAGCAGGATTAAATAACAACTTTGGACAGACGGAACAGATTGTAGCAGGTACTACAGCAGAAGAACAAGCAATAAACACTGCTAACCTTATTAGCGAGTCTGTACAATATAACGCTACATTATACTATAAAAATTCAGCTGGAGATATAGTAGATATAGACCCATACAATCAAACAACGTCAGGGTTAATACCTACTACTATTATGGAAGATAATATTGAATTTAATGATAAGTTAAAAGATATAATTATAATAAAACCATCTAGAGTTACAAGTGTTGTGAGTGAATATTTTAGACTATTGAAAGCATAAGCATGACTAACAATTCTCAAACTCAGTACATAATTGAAAGTGTTATATTTACTGCAGATAGGTATGATATAGCATTTGGACCGCCAATGGATATTTCTAGGTCAATAGCTGAGCTTAATATATTTGAAAGTGTAGAGTTACCATATCTCACAGGTACATGCGCGTTAGTAGATGATGTTAGGTTTAAAGATGTTATAGGTATTAAAGGAAGTGAGCGATTAACTATAACATTACTTGCTCATGAAGACTCATCACCAATTGTAAAAACTTTTATGATAACAGGTGTTGCTAATAATGTATCTGTTAATGAGCGAACAGATCTACACACTCTTACTCTCATGGAAGAGCACGCTTATTTAAGTTCTATAAAAAAGATTAGCGAATCCTATACTGGAATACCAGAAATTATTGTTATGGATATACTAAACTCTCATCTTAACAAAACACTTAGGTTTGAAAATGTAGAGCCAAAACAACAACGTATGAAAGTAAACATACCTTACTGGAACCCTTTACAGGCTACAGAATGGCTTAGAGATAGGATGGCAACATCTTTAGGTGCACCTTATTTTTTATATGCAGCATTAAGAGATGATCTTATAAGACTAGAAGATCTAGACACTATGATGGTAAAATCGCCATGGAATAAAGACTATCCATACTCTTACTCTCAAACATCTCATAACCAAGTACCTACTGAGTCTGGTCCAAATATTAGACGTACTGAAATGTTTCATGTCAAGTCTTATGAGGCTTCTCAAATAGAAAGTACATTAAGAATAGCTCAATCAGGCGCTGTAGGGTCTGAGTTTAAAACTATGGACTTAACTTCTGGAAGTAAATCAGATAGACCTCATCACGATAGTAAATTTACATTACAAAGATTGTATGATCACACAGAAGCTAATTCAGATGTTTTATCATCTCTAGGATATGATGATGCATTAAAATTTACTGGAATAAGCGGTGAGGCGGTTAATATTGGAGACCTAAACTCTAAAGTGTTTAGTGAGGTTGTTACATCTAGAAAGTTCTATGAAGCAGATGGAGTAACATCTATAGCTGGTTATGCTGATGAGCATAAGCAAGAGTCATTATATAAGTTAAAAATTAAATCAGCAGCGTTAAGATCTATTCTTTTAAACAATGTTTATGAAATTACTGTTCCAGGTCAACCTTACATATCAGGTGACCTAGATATAGGAATAGGGTCAAACATTCTTCTAAATGTTGCATCTACATCTCAAGCTGATGGATCAATAAGAGCAGGTGATGTTGATAAGAATAAATCAGGTAAATTTTTAGTTTACAGGACTAGACATATGTTTATTGAAGGTCAATATAATCTAAAGATGGATATAGTTAAGCTAACTGATAAGACAGGTGCAGTATGAGAACAATAAACACAGAGTTTTATGGTGATGACTCCAGATGGTTTATTGGAGTAGTTTCTCAGATAGGTGATGTTAGAAACCTAGGTAGAGTTAGAGTACGTATATTTGGTATTCATAACGAAGATACAACTAAAGTAAAGATAAGCGATCTGCCCTGGGCGTCTGTTGTTGTACCTGTTACTCAAGGTGGTGTATCTGGATCTACTATGCCTGATGGTATACAAGTAGGAGCTCAAGTCTATGGTATCTTCTTAGACGGTAAACACTCTCAGAGTCCTCTTGTGTTAGGATCTATACCTCATGATTCTGGTTTAAGAGTGATCAATGAAGAACCTCAGGATGCATATGCTGTTCCTAGAAACTCGCAAACAGAAACTAATGTTAAAATTGGCGATCTTATTACTCAGCTTGAAATAGAAAGACTTCTAGAAGTGGGGCAACCTGCTCCTCAGATAGGAACAAAGATAGATGCACAACAAGCTGATGCGCTTGATTATAGTACATCAGGGTCTGGTACATTGAATCTTAAACTTATTGGATCTACTCGACAGGAACAAGCTTTTAACTATTTAAAAGGTTACTTCGAAACAAGAGGTAATATTGGAGATCCAGGTTCTTGTGCTGCTGCATTTGTAGGTAACTTTATTCATGAATCAGGTCATACATTAGATCCAAAAGCTAGACCCCCTGTAGAGCCTGCTGTAGGTATAGCTCAGTGGAACTCAAGACAACCAGAGTTAAAAACATTTGCTAATACTATACCAGGAGCTAATTATTTAAACTTCTCAGTACAGTTAGCATTTGTTGTATATGAACTAGAAAATAAACAATCTAAAAGAACTTATGCTAGATTAGTAAACTCTAGTACAATTGTAGAATATACAGAGGTTGTTATGGCATTATATGAGACACCTTCTACAGCTTATAATTATCATAAAGAGTCTTCTTTCATAAGTAATTATAACCTTCACTCTAGATTAGGAGGTATAAGAGGTGCTGTACGTAGATCATCTAGACAGAGTAGTGCATTACTAAAATACTCTGCTGCATTTGAACAGAGATTAATATCTGCTAAAGAAGTGTCTAAGAAATTTGGAGATTCATAATGGCTACTATACCTGAAATTAATAGTATCTTAAGAAGTGCAAAGGTGGGTGCAGGGTTTTCTGATCTTGTTAATGATACATCAACCGTTGCTTCTGCTGTACAAGCTTTAAACTCAACAAGTTTGGGAGGCTTATTAAACGAAACATTAAGCGGTATTCAAGCTCTTAATACATCTAACAGTACATCTTCTAGTATAGCTATATTATCTCAAAACATACCAGGTATACAAGATCAGATAATAAAAAACGTTAGTGATAGTAAAACCGATCTGGATAAGATAACTGGTGCAACAGTATCTAATGGCTTTTTAGATATTGTCATTACATGTCCTACTCCAGAAGGTGTTAAAGCATCTATAGGAGCTATAGCTACTCCTACTGCTTCACAGACTGAAACAATAATAAGCAATATAACTCCAAAGAAGTATTCTAATCAAGTAAAAGATATATCTAATAAAGACTTTACAGAGTTTTCTAATGAGTTTTCTACCTCGTTAAATTCCTTTGTATCATCTTTTACTAACCTAGCTAAAACTAAAACAGGTAATCCTATACAGGATATACTTTTACAATCAGATATAACACCTCTATCTGTTATAGAAAACTTTGGAGTACCTAAAGAAAGTACAGTAGACGTACTTTTATTATTACAAGCTAAGGAAGCTCGTAAAGCTATACTCTTAGTTGAAAAATTAACTAAAAAGTCTATAGCTGATATAGAGTCTTTTTTACCTACTGTACCTACTGATATTAATCAGCAATTAAAAACTGATACAGAGTTTACATCTAGTACAGGAGTGTATGATGTAACAAGTAAGAACACTGTATGGAATGGCGCTAATACGAGAGACGATTTCTTTGATATTGTTGCTACACAAGAACAACTAATAATTGAATTTATAAAATGTAGTAGAGAGATAACAGAATTAGTATTTTACGGTCATGAGATGACTCCTGATCAGATATTAACAGCTAAAGATATACACGCATCATACATTGCTGATGGTAATGACGGTATACCTTTTCACTATGTAGTTCAATCAAATGGTAATTTACAGAGAGGTAGACCTATAGCTATAGATGGTACGTTCTCTAGTACTCATGATAAGTATTCTATAGGGATAGTATTACCTCACTATCAAAACGGTGATGCTACAATACAGCAAGGGGATACAGTAAGAAAGATCTTTGAAGCTTTCTATCAAGTATGGCCTGGTGGTCAAGCATTTGATGCTGAAGAAGATTTAGATGAATCTAAAGTACCGGTTGGGCTTTCAATTGCAAGTTACTTAGAAGCGTTTAAGAAAACTAACAATGGTGGTACGAGTAGATCTTTTTCAACAGCTCAATTAATTAGCGCTGCACAAGGAAATGTATAATGGGTAAGACAAATAATGTAGAGTCTGTAGTAAACAGACAGGTAGTACAAGGTGAAGGTTCGGTTAAATCTCAAGGATTTGTTCAGCATCCTTTCTCTGATAATACAGGATCTTATCCAAACGCTGGAGGAGAAGGAAAGCCAGTTACAGCTAAAGGTGGACTATTAATTAATACGTATGGTGCAGATGTTCCTGCTGATACTGCTCAAGGTAATGGAATAAGTAATTCTACTTGCTATGCTCATACAACACCAGCTGGTCATACAGTAGAATATAACGATACTCCTGGTTCAGAAAGAATAATGATTCGTCATAAGAATGGTGATGGTATAAACATTGGACCTGATGGGTCTATTATTATATCATCTAAGAGACGTATTGATAAAGCTAACGAAGACTATTTCTTAGAAGTAAAGAATGGCAATCTAAAGTTTGAAGGTAATCTTACTATCGATGTAACAGGTGATTTCAATGTTAATGTAGGTGGTGAATATAACGTTAACTCTACTAAGAAGACAGAAGTAGTTAATGGATCTTATACAAGAACTGTTACAGGAGATGATGTAAAAACAGTTGATGGTAATCAGACTAATTTAGTTACTGGAGGAGGAGCTCATCAGTACCTTGAAGGACTATCTACAGTTGTAAAAGGTGATAGTAGATATATTGTAGAAGGTCCTCATACAGAAGCTATATCTGGAGTACTAACTATGACATCAGAAGCTGAGGTTGTACTTACTTCGCCTGAAGCTAACATAGCTGCTGATAACTTATCTGTATTTGGTGATACAGGTACAATAGGTGGTGAGAATATGCAAATGTATACAATGAATCTAAGAGCTGGTGGTACAGTATACGCTGATGTTTCAATGGATACTCCAAAGGGTAATATTACTAGAGTGGAAGGAACATCAGCTCACTACACTACATTCCATGGTGATCTAAATGGTACTGCAAAGCAATCTAATATTACAGCAGCTCAGAATTATCCTGATACGGATCCTGGTGGAAACACATCCGGATCTGCGTATTCATATACAAGCAACTCAGCAGATGATTTAGCTAATAACACAACTGCAACAGCTAAACCTACAGCTACTCTCTTAACTGATTATAGAACAAAAAGTGATAAAGGTGTAAGAGTTGTTAAGGTTGATCCAGAAGATATACAAAAGAACAATGTTGACTTATCTAAAAAGACATCAGGTGTAACAAATAAGAATATAGATGTTGCTCAAGTAAGACGTAAGATGAGAGATCCAGCACATAGAGACAACGTAGAGTTTACAACCTTAATGTTATCTGAAGGTAAACTATCTCCAGACTATGCTAATACATCTCCTCCTAATGTAGAAACTATACAGGATACAGAAACGCTTGTAGTGCAAGGTAGTTCTGTTATAGGTAATCCATCTCCTCATCTCACTTCTAAAAGGATTATTAGATAATGGCTCTTAAATATTTACCAGATCTTAGATACTTACCTGAAGGGCTTAATAAAGTAAATGCTAATACTTTACTTAATAGCGGTATTACAATGGGTAACTTTCTTAAAGGTATTACTCTAGATCATATACCAGAAGTAAAAGATAGAATACAAATCGCTCGTAACCTTCTACCTCAAGCTCAAATACTAAAAGCTATTGGAGAAGATAGTAAACGATTCAGTAGACATAAACTTGTTGTTATAGAAGGGTTATATAAAGCTGATCCAGAAGAGCAGATTACTGAGACAGAAGAGAACACAAACTTCTTAGCAACATCAGGTCGATCTGTTGTGTATGAGTTAAGACGTAATAATTCTATTGACAATGAAAAGACATTTGAACTGGCTAGATTTTTACAAACATATCATCGTACATACGATAAACTAATATTAGATTATGATACTTACAATGAAGGTGAACTAAATGTACAAATTGTTATTGAGATGCCTGAAATAAGTTCAGATTATAATGTCAGATTCAAAGGATTAGTTGAAACTAGATTTAATAATAAAGTACAAGCTGTAAGTCAGCTAATAGAAATAACTGAATCACCTACAACAGCTATTGAATTCCCAGCAAACTTACCTGATGAGGTTACAGGGTACTTTACTATTGGTGATGTTCATGCTAGAAACTTAAAAGTGTATGGAGGAGATCCGTGGCAAACATTTGCTAGGGATGCAAGAACTTCTAGAGATCAAGCTATAATAAAGAATATTCAACTTATTAAAGAAGGTGAAGTTGTAGTAATATCTGCAGGAGTTAATGATGCTATAAGCTCAAATGATACTCCTACCCAGATTGCTGATAGGATATTTAAAATAGTAAACACATCATATCAATTAGAACATGATATTACCTTCCTGTTATTTAAAATAACAGATAAGACATCTAGACGAAGACAAACACTAGTAAGACAGTCTATAATAAGAGCGTTGGGAGATCTAAATGGTGTACGTCTCTTAGATTTAAACTCTCCTGTATATAGTATAGGTGTGGATGGAGTTAGCCTTAGTAAAGAGTCTTACATATCAGTTTCAAACACACTAATTTAACTTATAAATAACAGAAATTATTGGAAGACAAATGGCTATAAGAAGAGTTTTATCTACAGAAGATGGTAATCTTCAGAAAAGTACGCTAGTATCCTCGCGTACCGTAGACTATTTGGATATTGATTTAACCTTTGCAAAAAAACCAGCAGGTGATATCTACAAGAAGAGAGATGCAGCTGCTGTTAAGCAATCAATAAAGAATTTACTTCTTACAGATTACTTTGAGAAACCTTTTCAACCTTTCTATGGTGCTAACCTAAGAGCTTTATTATTTGAACTAGCAGATGATGATATAGAAGATGAAGTAGAAGAAAATATTAGAAACGCTATAATTAAATATGAACCTAGAGCTGAAATACTTAACATATCTGTTATTGCTCTTCCAGATCAACATGATATAAGTGTAACCGTACAATTTAAGGTTATTAGTACACAAGAAACAGTAACATTCACTACGAACCTATCGAGGCTAAGATAATGGCAACTACAATTAAGTCAACAAACCTAGACTTTACGTCGATTAAAAATAACTTGAAGACATTCTTAGCTCAACAAGATGAGTTTGCTGACTATAACTTCGAAGCGTCTGGTCTATCTAATATACTAGATGTACTAGCTTATAACACTCACTATAATGGACTTATCGCTAACTTCGCTTTGAACGAGTCATTCCTTGGGACTGCGCAGCTGAGAAGCTCTCTCGTGTCGTTAGCTGAGGGTATTGGTTATGTTCCAAAGTCTAGAACAGCAGCAAGGGCTACAGTTAACTTTTCTGTAAACCTATCATCATTAGTACAAAGACCAACTACAGTTTCATTAGCGCCTGGAGTGGTATTTGAAAGCTCAATAGATGATGTATCTTATTCTTTTCAAACAAGAGATACTGTTACAGCAACTGATGATGGATCTGGAATCTATCAATTTAAAACTGCTACAGGATCAGTAAATATAGACATATTTGAAGGTACTCAGAAAACAAAAACATTTATTGCTGATGCTGAGTCTCAAGATGCATTATATATTATACCAGATAAAAATATGGACATAGACACAGCTGTGATTAGAGTATATGAATCACCTACATCTATAGCGTTTACTACATATCAGAATATTAAACAAGCTACTCTTATTAATTCTGCTACAGCACTTTATATCTTAAAAGAGTCTCCTAATGAGTTCTTTGAACTATCATTTGGAGACGGAGTTACATTCGGTGTTACTCCAAAGGCAGGTTATAAAATAGAAGTAGATTATCTTTCAGCATCAGGTCCAGTTGCTAATGACGGTACTATATTTAATCCTATAACTCAAGTAAACGTAGGTGGTACTGGATATGAGATTGTAGCACAGACAGTTACTAACTCTCTTGGTGGTGATGTAAAAGAATCAGAGCAGTCTATTAGAACAAACGCTCCATTCCAATATGCTACTCAGAATAGAATGGTTACAGCTGATGACTATTCATCATTAGTTCTTAGAAACTTCTCTACTCTTATTAAAGATATTAAATCTTTTGGAGGAGAGAATGCTCTCAAGCCTGAGTTTGGAGCTGTATACATGTCTATTGTATTTGAAGATGATGTGCTACCAGCTACTAAAACAACAACAAAGAATAGTATACAAGACTTAGTAAACCAGTTAGCTATTGTTTCGTTTAAATTAAGATTCTTAGACCCTATAACAACATTTATTGAAGCTAATACCTTCTTCCAGTTTAATCCAAAGCTTACAACTCTATCTCTTAATAGTATTACAGATTCTGTTAATACTGTGGTTAGAGAATACTTTAGTTCAAACACAGGTAAGTTCAGTCAAGCCTTTAGACGTTCAAACATCTTAACTCTTGTAGATGATGTGTCTCCAGCTGTACTATCATCTCGTATGGAAGTAAAAATGCAGCAAAGAATTATTCCTAGGCTAGATGCTCAGAATGATTTTACATTAAGGTTTCCTGTCTCTATACAAGCAGCAGATGATGAGAATTATATTATAGATAGTTCTCCTTTTAATATTGATAATAGAGCTGGTAAAATAAGAAATAAACTAAAAAGCACTAAATTACAAATTGTTACTTTAGATGGTTCATCTGTTATAGTAGATAACGTAGGCTCATATGACCCTGCTAGTGGAGAATTATTCTTAGTTGGGTTTAAACCATCCAGTGTTATAGGAGGTGTTAACTTTATTAAGATAAAAGCTATCCCTGCTAATCAAAGTGCTATATCCCCTCAAAGAGAAGATATACTTACATTTGATGAAGATCCATCATTCTCATCAGCAGTAATAGTAGAGTCAGTATAAAATGCCCAGAGATTATACATTAAAAGATAACCTACGTAGAGATTATAGGTTTACTGATCATCATCTAGTAGAGCAAGTCCTTCCGGATTACTTTTTAGAAGATTATCCTAAACTTGTTAAAATGCTTGAGTTGTATAATCAATTTGAAGATTCAGATCAATCTCCAGCTAGACTAGTACATGACATTATTACAGCAAGAGATATTACAGCTAATGATTTATCTCTTTTATCTTTTATAGAAGATGAGCTGCTTCTTGGTCAGTCTTATTTCGAAGGCTTTAGTAACAAAAGAGCGGCTGCTAAATTCTCTAACAACCTTTATAGATCAAAAGGTACTCTATATTCTATACAACAGTTCTTTAGAACTTTCTTTGGAGTTACACCTGATGTAAGATATACAAAAGAAGACAGGTTTATGATAGGTGAAGACACATCACGTATCGGTCCAGAGTCTCAAAAGTATATAACAGACGATAAACTATATCAAGTATTTGCTATACTAATAAAAGCTGACATTCCTATATCTCAATGGAAAGAAGCTTATAAGTTATTTGTTCATCCAGCAGGTATGTACTTTGGAGGTCAAGTATTACTTGAAGAGACAGGTAATTTAAATCTCGGTATTATGCCAGACTTTGTTAAAGCAAATGTTATTCCTGTTGTACAAGGTGAAGCTACACTAGATACACCATTACTAGTAACAGACTTAACTGGTGAGGTGGATTCAGATGGTAGAGGAACTTATGGTAAGCTAAGAGTAGGTCTACCAGATGCAATCTCAGCTATTCAAGATATCCCATTATCAGAGATCGATCGCAACTACGATACAATTAGAGAGCTTATTAGTACTACTAGCCCAACAATGGACGAAGATTCAGCTGGACTAGATAGTAGAGTTCAGAGATTCAGTCAGGATCGTTCAGTATTCGATACTATGGATGAAGTTAAATATACTTACTATGATTCAGATTCAGCATAATAACCATTATAAATAAAACTAACCACAGATACGGACTTAGCAATGGCAAGACAAAACATTAATAAAGGCACTACAGCCAATGATGGTACAGGCGATACGCTCAGGATCGCTGCCGGTAAAATAAATGATAACTTTGGAGAATTGTACCAACTTTTAGGTGGTGACAGTGCTCAGGTTACCTCAAAGATGTCTTTAGCAGATAGTGGATTAGTCTATAACGGACTAACACATAATACAGTATTAGGATTTATTGAAGGTTCAGCTAAAGTTGAGATTGATCTTCCTAATCAAAGTGGTGTTGTTGCTCTTGTTGGTAGTTCTCAGACTCTTGTTAATAAAACTTTAACAGATCCTATTTTAACTTTACCTCAGATTAATGATACAAGTTTAGATCATCAGTATGTATTTACAGTTAAAGAATTAGCTGCAGACAGAAATGTTAATCTACCTCTTCTAACAGACAGTGATACATTCGTATTTAATGATCATACTCAAACGTTAACTAATAAAACATTAACTACCCCTATTATATCTGCTCCGAATATTTTATCAACAATAAATGATGTTAATGGTGCAGAAATAATAAAACTAGCTCCTACAGCTTCTGCTGTAAATGAGGTTCAGATTAGTAACGCAGCTACAACAGGAGTTCCTCAGGTTGCAGCAGTAGGTACAGACACTAATGTTAGTTTAGGATTGTCAGGTACTGGTACAGGTCTAGTTGAAATACAGACAGGTGTAACATATAAATCTGAAACAGTTAACGCTAATGCTCAAGCTATTAGTTTAGCACGAACAATGTCTATATTTAATTTAAACGCTGCTTCTACTGCTACATTAGCTAACGGTACAGAAGTAGGACAAACAAAAACGTTTGTTAACCGAGCTACAGGAGCTGTTACCGTAACTCCTACAACATTCTTTAACGGTACTAGCTTTACAGTAAAACAATACGGTATAGTTAACTGTGTGTGGGTTGATAATACAGATGGGTGGATGCTAATGATGCCTAAACTGTACACATCAAGCGATGCAGCAGCACTATACTATATAACAGCATAAGAGATATAACATGCCAGCAATTATTACAGATAGATTCAAAAAAGAGATTCTTTTAAACCTACAAAAGGATATTGATAGCGCCGCTAATAGCTATTATGTTAGTGTAGGTAGACCTATTGATTGGGATAGCGCTGATACAGCACCTACCCCATCTAATACGATTCGAACTATTCGAGACGCTCAATATAACATGACAGCTGTAAAAAATGTAGAAGCTCATTCATTTGTTATACCAAGATATACCTGGTCTTTAGGAGCAATATATCAAGGGTATAATGATAACTCTACAGGGCATCCAACAAATAGTTTTTATGTTATTACAGACGAAAACAATGTTTATGTTTGTTTAGAAGCAGGACTAGCTGCTACTGGACAATCTGTTACATCTACAGTTAAGCCTACTGGTACATTAACTACAGCATTCGAAACAGCAGACGGTTATGTTTGGAAATTCTTATATTCAGTTGGTGCTTTAAGAGCATCACAATTCTTAGCTGCTAACTTTATGCCAGTAACTAAGTTTGGATTGTTTGATTCATCCTCACCTGCTGATCATGTTGAGCAAGTAGGTATTCAAAATGCTGCTATTGGCGGAGAAGTAGTTGGATATCAAGTTACAGGTGGTGGTTCAGGATATACAACAGTACCAACTGTTACTATAGTAGGTAATGGTACAGAAGCAAAAGGTACTGCTACAATTAACGGTGGAGCTGTTACTAAAATTAATGTAAAAGATTCAGATGGAGCAAAAGCTCATGGATCATTATACACATACGCTCATGTATCAATTACTGGTGGTAATGGTACTGGCGCTACAGCAAGACCTATTATAGGACCTGCAGCTGGGTTTGGAGCTGATCCTAGAGATGATCTTAAAGCAACAGCTATGATGTTTACATCTAAACCAGATGGTGATGAAGGATCAAATTGGGTTGTTAATAACGACTTTAGACAAGTTACACTAATTAAGAATATTGAGCTTCCTGATAGTAGTGCTAACTACACTGGAGTAACAGGTAATGCACTGCGTAGAATGAACTTTAACAGTGCACCATCAGCGGCTTTCTCTGCAGATAAAACTATAGAAGGTGTATCTTCACTAGCTAGAGCTTACGTAGTAAAAGCTGATTCAGCTTCTGTTTGGTATATACAAGATTCAGATACTCAATTTACTGCTTTTACTGAAGGTGAGACAATAAGTGAAGTAGATGGAAATGGAGCTGGTATACTATTGAATACAGGAGCGGATGCTGATTCGTATGCTTATTTAAATGGGGATGTAGATCCAAACTCAGGTGAAGTAATGTATATAGATAATAGAGCAGCAATACAAAGATCAGCAGATCAAACAGAAGATATAAAAATTATTATCCAACTTTAATGGAAGACTAATATGGTAAAAGCATTTACATCCGAAATATTCTCATCTACTTACAGAGATGATTTTAAAGACAGCGACAACTTCCACAGGATTCTATTTAATAGTGGCCGTGCATTGCAAGCTCGTGAGCTTACTCAGTTACAAACAATCATGCAAAGAGAGCTTAGTAGACTTGGCTCTCACATTTTTAAAGAAGGTGCAGCTGTAAACCCTGGCGGAGTTACAGTAAATAATGAGTATGAGTTTATTAAATTAGACACAACTGTTCTTCCTCTTCCACCTGTTATAACAGATATAGTCGGAGTAGAGTTTACTTCTGATAGTAATATTAAATTTAAAGTAATTGAAGTATTAGCTGCAACTTCAAGTGATCCGGCTACAATATATGTAACATATACAGATACAAAATCTGCTACTGAAACATCTGCTAACTCAAGCTCTGTAAGAGTCTTAGCCGGTGAAGGTATATCTAGTACATCTTTTAACTTAACTGTTCAAGGAACTAACACAGTTTCAAATCCGGCAGTTGGACAAGGTACTAAAGCTTCTATTCATGCAGGTGATTTCTTTGCTCAAGAACACTTTGTTTTTGCTAAAGAGCAATCTTTAATTATATCTAAGTATACAACCAATCCAGATGTTAGATTAGGTTTCATAGTTACTCAAGATATTGTTACATCTTCAGATAATTCAGCTCTGTTTGATAATCAAGGCGCTACGCCTAACCTAGCATCTCCAGGTGCTGATCGATATAGAATAAAATTAACACTTGCTAATAAAGCAGATGTAGATTCAGATGAAAACTTTATTGAAGTTGTAAACATAGTATCAGGTTTTGTTCAGTCTCAAGTAGGCGCTATGGATGGCTATAATAGAATAGGTGATACATTAGCACGACGCACAAAAGAAGAGTCTGGCGATTATATAGTAAAACCTTTTGAACTTGAATTTGAAACTAACGATTCTGATACAAGCAAACTAAATTACATAGTAAGTCCAGGTATAGGCTACGTTGATGGATATAGAGTTGCTACTGCTGGTCAAACTGCTATAGTTGTTTCTAAGCCTCGCGCTACAGTAACAGCAAATAATGAAGTAGTCGCGGCTAACTATGGTGGTTATATTTTAGTTAACGGTAATAAAGGTTTACCTAATATCAATGAACTACAGGTTATGGATTTACGTTCTGCTGTAACTCATGGTGGGTCAACAATTGGTACAGCAAGAGTTCGCCATGTAGAAGAGGATGGATCTAACTATAGACTATACCTATTCGATATTAAAATGAATTCAGGTCAGAACTTCTCTGATGTTAAATCAATTGGTACATCTAATACAAACTTCTTTAATCTAGTTTTAGAAGTAAGTAAAGCAGTGCTAAAAGATGCTGCTAACAGTTCTCTATTATTTGAATTACCTAACACTAGACCTCAGTCTATATCAGATATTTCTCTTAGAGTGCAAAGAAGGTTTACAATACCAGATACAGGTGCTTCAGGTAATGGTTCTTTATCAGTTCCAGCTAACGGTGAAGCATTTGCAGATTTATCTTTATGGATTATGGGAGCAGCAGACTCAGATATTGAAGAGAGTCCAACTATAACAAGTGTTAGTTCAGATACTGTAAACCTTACAGACCTTGCTCCTAACCAATCTTCTTATGAAGTACTTGCTTATGTTAATAAGTCAGCGGGTACAGTAAGAACTAAAACATTAACTGAGCGAACTCAATCCTTTACTACAGCTACAGATGCTGATAGTGATGGTAGTAATAATGTTACAGGTTATACTTTTGATAAGCCAGATATCTTCTCATTTGAAATAATTTCTGAAACAGATTCTGCTGGTGAAGATAAATCGTCTATATTTGAAACTGATAATGGACAAAGAGATAACTTCTATGCTAATGGTAAATTAAACCTAGTTGCAGGTAGCACTCCTCCTACAACTCTTTTTGTTAAATACAAATATTTTGAGCATGGATCTGGAGGAGACTTCTTTGCGGTTAACTCTTATACCGGTCAGGTTGATTATGAAGACATTCCTAACTTTACTAGGTCTAACGGTGATATAATTAATCTTCGTAATGTAATTGATTTTAGACCTGTAGTTAACGCAGATGGTAATTTTGGCGCCGGTTCAAGAATTAATGAGCTGCCAAGACCTACTGATCTTATTACTTTAGATGTAAATTACTATCAAGCTCAAGCTGCTAAAGTAGTTATAGGTAATGATGGAGCTTTACAGGTAATAAAAGGTAATGCTGCTATTGTACCTGAACTACCTAAATCACCTGAAAATACTCTAGATCTATTTAATGTTGTTATGAATCCTTATGTACTAGATGATAATGATGTCAACAGTGAACAGCTTTCTTATAAGAGATTTACTATGGCTGATATTGGTAAAATAGAACAACGTATATCTAATCTAGAAGAAACTACAGCTCTATCATTATTAGAATTAGAAACATCTAATTTTGAGATATTTGATGCTAATGGATTAAGTCGTACTAAGTCAGGTTTCTTTGTAGATAACTTTGGAGATCAAACAAGAACATTTACTATAAGTCCTGAATCTAAATCAGCTGTTGATCCTCTACTACAAAATATGAGACCTCAATTCAGTGCTAGAAACACTAACCTATACTATGATAGTGATGCTACAGATAACTTCAATGTTCACATAGAAGGTGATAACATTATGTTAGATTATGATAATGTTGATTATCTATCTAATGAATTTATTACAGGTATAGAAAATGTTAATCCGTTCTCAGTTGTCTTAAAAAGAGGTTTCATGGAGTTATCTCCTACTTCAGATGAATGGTTTGATACAGAATTTACTGAACCTATTGTTGTTGATGGTGGTTTCGTTCAAGGAGCTGTAAAAGGTAAAGTCTGGAATGACTGGAGCTTTAACTGGTCTGGAGTGAAGAAAGATCTTACTGTTGGAGAATCTCTCGGAAGCAATACAGGTAGTAACTTTACATCTGGAAATCAAATAAAACGATCTGATAAAGAGATAAAAATATCTGGAATTAAAACTAGTACCACGTTTATAGATGAAGAAGGTGTAGAAGTAAGCCGTGCATTCTTACCGTATATGAGAACACGTAAGATATTCTTTAAAGCACAAGGCTTAAAACCTAATACGAGACATTATCCATTCTTTGGATTAAAGTCAGTAGGTTCTTGGGTTAAAGAAGAAACATTCCAACGAGCATCTGCTACTAATCAAGACTATGGTTCTGGATATAACACTTTAACTCAACACCCAGATACACCTACACCTGTATTACAAACAAATGCTGATGGTGCTTTATCAGGTTCTTTCTTCTTACCTAATACAAAAGATATAAAATTTACATCTGGTGATAAAGCGTTCTCATTGCTTGATATTAGTAGTAATGATGAAGATGCGTGTACATCTATTGCAACTGCTAAGTACTATGCTCAAGGTGTAATGGTTCACAGACAGCAAACAGTTTTATCTACTAGGTCAGTAGATCTAGAAGTTACTACAAAGACAACAGTTGTAGGTATTATTCAAGGTACTAATTATCCAGGTAATAGTAATACTAACGATAATCATGTACCTGCTACTGGTCCTGGAACTGTATATAAAAACGGTAAGTTTTTTAAACATAACCCTCCAGTAGGTCGACATCCACATCCTGGAATAAGAGCCGTGGCTTCTAAAAAGCAGAGAAACACTTGTAGTAAAGATCCTCTAGCTCAATCCTTTTCAGTAGCTGAAACTTCTGGAGTGTTTATTACTAAGATAGAAGTAAGATTCCAATCTAAACCTGAGATAGGTAAAACACCAGTTGTGGCTCAATTAAGACCATTAGTCAACGGTATTCCTTCTTCTGATGAGATTGTTCCAGGATCAACTACATTTAAGAGTCCAGATGCAATTACAGTATCTGAAGACGGTTCAGCAATAACAACATTCACCTTGGAAGAGCCTGTGTACCTATCAGGTGATGAAGACTATTGTATAGTTCTATTATCAGACTCTAATGAATACAACGTGTATGTTGCTGAGGCTGGTCAGTTTATTTTAGGATCAACTGAGAAGAAATTAAATAAGCAAGCTACATTAGGGTCACTATTTAAATCTCAGAACTCTAAAACTTGGGAGCCAGATCAAACTAAAGACTTAACATTTAAGCTAGTACGCGCTAACTTTGCTGCTGGCGGAACTGTTATTCTACAGAATAGTAGTCCAGCAAGTGTTAATACATCTAATAGTATTAGAACAACTAACACATCAAATACAGTACAGGTATACTTACAAGATCATGGATTTATAGTAGGAAGTAAAGTACAAATTACAGGTGCTGTATCAGTAGGTGGTATACCTACAGTTCAATTAAATGCAGTTCATACTGTAACAGCTGTAACTGGTGATGAATTTAAGTTTGTAGTTGCTGCAAATGCAACAAGCACTACAATAGGCGGAGGAGATTTTGTTGTAGAAAGACAGCATATGTTTGAACTTGCAAGGGTCGGTGTAGAAAATATACTACCTCCTGCTACATCAATTAATGGATATTCTAGATTAACAACAGGTAAGTCTACTGCAGGTAGCGAAACAGCTGAACAAGTAGATACTGAATATACTCCTATTGCTCTTAATAAGAACGTATACTTTCAAAACCCTAAGCTTCTAGCTACTTCACGTAACGAAACAGATAGAATGTCTAGTAACCCTTCTGCTTTAATTAAACTTGAATTAGCAGCAGGTAACTCATATGTATCACCAGTGATTGATCTACAAAGAACTTCTCTTACTACAATTCATAATAGAATTGATGAGAATAACGCTTTCGATGACGTTGCAGAAACAAATTCGATCGGTGGTACAACATTAGCTAAGCATGTTACTAAACCTGTAACACTGTCAGAGAAAGCTAAAGGGTTAAAGATATTATTATCTGCTAACAGACCATCTACAAGTAACTTCGATGTTTACTTTAGAACAAATAGCGGCGGAGACTTATTAACATCTACTTACACTTTGATAGCTCCTGAGACAGCAATACCAGCAAGTGACAATCCAACTATCTTTAGAGATTACAGATATCTACCTGGTGGCATTAACGGAACATTAAATGACTTCGATCAGTTTCAGGTTAAGATAGTAATGAGATCAACAAACAACGCAAAGGTACCTAGATTCGGTGATCTAAGAGTTATAGCATTAACGGTGTAATATGAATAGAGTGAAAGTAGAAGGTCATACAGATCTTGTTCGAGATATAAAATCGGGTGCTATAATTAATATAAATAGTACAGAGGCTAACAATGCTAGAGAAAGAAAGCATAGACAGCAACTGGAACAACAAGAACAAAGAGAACTTAAATCTGACGTGGATCAACTTAAGAATGATATGAGTGTTATAAAAGATTTACTGACAAAACTAGTAGAGAAGTAAGATATGCCAAAGCAAATTGTAAACATTAGTGATACAGTAAAAACGTTCCAAGAGAAGGTGAACATAGTTTCAGCTGACGTAGGTTGGAGAGGTAATCTCACAACAACTACTGATTCAGATATTGTGGGAGCTATTAACGAGCATGATGCAGAGTTAGGGACAATAACTTCAGGTGCTATGGGTACTACTGCTGGTACAGTATCAACTGCAATTGCAGAGTTAGATGGAAGACTAGACTCAGCTAACAATACACAGATTAATTCTGCTAAGTTACATATGAGAGACTCTAGTGCTACTAACACTATAAAAGGTGATTTAGACGTTCATAGCAACGTGGACATTGGGGGTAACCTACAAGTAGATGGTACTCTTACTGTAGACGGTGTTGTTAATATGAAAGCTGGTTCTAATGGATCAGTTACGTTAGGTGATGCAAATACAGATAACGTTGTATTCTCAGCTGATGTTAACTCTCATATTATTCCAAATACAGACAACACATACGACCTAGGTTCAGATGCTCAGCAATGGCGTAACATACATGTTAACGGTACAGGTAATATTGACACAGTATCTGCAGATGATGTTACTGTATCTAATACTTTAGATGTAAACACATCTGCTACAATAGCCACAGTTAAGATTGAAGATCTAACAGATAACAGAGTTGTTATTGCTGGTACTGGTGGTGAATTAGAAGATGATGCTAACTTAACATATGATGGTACAACATTCAGTGTAGGTGCTACAAACATAGTTCAATCATCAGGTAATACTAACGTTGGTGGTGCTTTAGATGTCTCTGGTAATGTAACGTCTACTGGATGGGCTCTAAAGATTGCGGCTGAAACAGGTACTACAGATGAAGTTACGCTAGGTGATACAATCACATTCGAAGCTGGCGAAGGTATTAACACCACAGTATCAAATAATAATATTAAGATTGATGGAGAAGATGCTACAACACTTAACAAAGGTGTTGCATCTTTCGCTGCTGCAGACTTTAGTGTAACATCAGGAGCAGTATCAATTGCTTCAATTAGTAACTCTCAGATAGATAATAGCTTTATTAACATTGGTGCTTCTTCTGGTACAGCTAATGCAGTTAATCTTGGAGAGACATTTACAGTAGCAGCTGGTGAAGGTATAGACACAACAGTATCTG